TTCTCCATCTGCGTATACGTCCCGCACTGAATCAGCTATGGCTCGCGGTAGATCTGAAAGCGGTTTGTCGAGATTTTTTAGTACAAGGGCGTCGGTTGTGTCCTTTAGCTCCTGTGGGTCAAGTGTAAACTTGTCGTTTGGTCCATGAACTTTTACTATTATTGTTTGTTTTCCACTGTTGCTTCTTACGCCTACGTAAGACATTTATAGTACCTCGATGTATCTAGGTTGTCCAGCCATTGAGACCTGGATGATTAATTTGCGTTGCAACATTGTCGTAAATATCAAATCTGCCTTCTTAGAGTCCATCCTGAACCGCTTCATGATTTCTGCTCTAGCGAGTCCAGTTCCTTTAGATGATGCTATTAACTTGAATACCTGATCGATCAATCTCTCATCCTGACTCTTGCCAATGCTGCTAACCATCTCGGTAGCATACGCTCGCCAGTGTTGAGAGTAATATATAGCGTGGTTTATATCTTCTACTGCGACTGTTATTTCTTCTCTCCTTTGTATAGATGCAGCAATAAGTATGGCTGCTTTCAGTGTTGATTTAGCAAGTCTATCGTATACAGGTGTTAAATGCCACAGGCCGCTGTCCAGAGCGGTGTTCGTCATCATTGTTTCAAATTGGTTATATCTATCCCATGCCTCGTCCGTAAGTCTAACGTCAAACTGCGGTCTCATTTGTCCTGCAAATGATCCATCCGCCATAGAAACAGATCGTGGACCAGTATAGTGAACTAGTATGTCAAGCAGTTCACTCTTTATGATCTCTCTCGACTGAGTGTGTATAGGCTTTGGTGGTCCCACTGGACGAATGTTGGATGGATCAGGTTCTGCTGTTATGATGACAAATCTTGGAATGAAACCACTATTAATGTGTTCCTCATTCAATAACATTTCCGTTTTAGATTTGATTCCACCAGCATAGATTATGAACCGTGGGCTCTTAACATGTATTTCCTCTTTACGGAGAAGTCTTTTTAGATCTTTACCGTCATACAGTTTGGTAAATGCTTCTGACATCCCAGCCATGTAGTCCTTATGTGATATGGCTTCGAGCAAACCAGTAAACTCATCACGAAAGTATATTGATGATCTTTTCTCTCTGTCTTTCAGAGCGCTCATAATACCTTCGGATGAACCATCAGTTGCTAAGATTGCACCGGGGTCCGTGTCCATTATTAGATCCCAAGCAAGGTCCATTGCAGTTGATTTTCTTGTTAACGTCGTGTCCGCAAGAATCATGAACCACATATTAGGAACCACATTGCCGAAAGATGTCGGTAGCATTGCCGTATTAGATATAGTTGAACTCAAAAGAATAAATGCACTGGCTTGATGATATTGAATTGATGCATCTGTAACGTTTGCCGCCCACTTTATATATCTTTCTACAAAAGTTTCTCTTGATTGAACTTTTGTTACTTCTTTGTCCGTAAGAAATTCTGGTAATGATGATGTTGGTGATGTAATAAGATTGTGCTGCTGTATATATTCTATAAATGATTTTGATACTTCCTGCCACAGATGTATTTCTGGTCTACCATCACGCTTATATTTATTACAAGCAGCTCCTCTACATACGGCAAAGACTTCTTCTAATGTCATTCCGGCTTCTATGCAAAGCTTCTCAAGCTTCCATAGCTTACCACTCCATTTTTCACCTTCATCCTCGAAATCTGGTGGAGTGCTATAGAGACCAAATGCTTGTGGATTTAGAGTTGACCGATATCTTTGTAGTATGTTAACTGCGTCTTCATCAGGAATGTCTGGAATTTCCGGTATGGGTTGATTGTACTTTTTGAGTGCTTCATATGATGGATATATTTCAAATTCTTCTGGTCTATACAGAGTCTTCTCTGTTGATAGCACCACTACTAATGGTGCCGTTGTCATGTCTCCATACTTATAGTTTGGAGTGTACGGCACTCTTAATAATTGTGTTAGATCCCATCCGCTTTTGTCAGCACCTTGCTCGGCATGAAAATATGCTATTCTTTGGCATATCATCTGTGCTGCTAATGGATCAATTTCATTCTCTAAACGCCAAAATGCTTGGAATCGACCAGCGCTGCTCTGTACTACTATAGATGGCTTGATCTGCATGTATTGAGGATTACATGTATCAAGATCTGCCCACAGGGCAGTGCAGGTTTTGACGTTCTCTTTGACTCTTGGCCCTTTACCATCTTCACGTCGATAATTCTTGTCATTCAATAATTGAGGACAGAAGTATACGTGTGTTAATGTGGTAGCTCGTGAGTCAACAGTTGAACATATCTTATCTAGTTGTGTTGGGTAGTGATAGAATTCCTCATCCATTGTCTTATTCAGATGATGCTTGAATGCTATACAAACAAAGCCTTCACCCTTTTGGAAAATGAGTTTGAAGAAATCACGCCGCCGCTCCTCAGTAAGTTCTACTGCATCTTGGAAGGTGGCGTATGGTTGCATAGACACCCCCCTAAGATATGTTCGAGCAAGCCTACCATTAAAGTAGGCTTGCTCGAAGCTCGTGAGTTAAGGAAGGAGTGAAGTGTTACCAGTTTTTGGCTTTGCGTCCGCCGGCTTCTTGTAACCCTTTACTTCGAAACGCTCTTGTAAATCCTGTCCGTCTTTAGTTTCAGCAGGACGCTTGAAACCTTTAACAATCACAGGCTTACCGAATAGAGTATCAAGATTTGGTACACTCAGATCGCCTATGTTTACCTCATGACCCAAAGCCTTTAACAATTGGGAGAGCGAGTACAGGGCACCATCAAAAAGCATGACCGTCGCGTTAATAGAACTTCCCGCGTACGGACCTTCTTGTACAACGAATTGTACTTTCCAGTACGGCTTTCCCTTGTTTGGCTTGTCTGGTCTTACTACCTCAGTACTTCCATTAACTATATTGCAGAAATACTCTCCAGATGGAAGCACGTCTCTGACCTTAGATTCTGCTTCCTTACCAGTCATGTTTACTTTAAGCGGGCTGCTCATTTGTCTTTATCCCCTTCACCGCGTTCCATATTACATTCATCGTTGGGTTTGGAATCGTTAATGGCAATAAGTCTGTTCGATCTTTTGCGACTTCTGATTCCGTGTTACCGCATAGAAGAACTCTTATGTAATGACCAGGATTACTTGGTTCCTCCTTTGTGTATAAGTAAGTAACTATATCAAGGAAGCCGGCAACTTCGTCGGCAACTTTCCCTGAAAGTGATGGCTTACGTCTAATGGCTCCGGTGTTCATGTTTTTGTCCGTTTTGCATAATGTAGTAAAAATTGTATTCATTGGTAAGTTTCTGTACAGCCGCACAAACTTACGAGTTTGCTCGATGTTTATATTCCATTCCCTAATCCCAGGAACGTCGGGGTCACGGTCTTCGTACTGATTCACTAGTTTCTTCATGACAGCGTCCATTGACATCTTCTGACATTCAGTAAGACTGTCAATGATAATGGTCGAAAAATCGTGAAGTCCAGCATACAGTTCATCATAAACTAACTGTAGATCGGGCCAATTCTTGACCCGCACAACCTCAACGTTTGGAAACTTCTTACGAATAGAGAGGGTTCCACCCTCGATATCTATTATCAGAACTTTGCGCATTTCAGCGACTTCATCGGCTGAACCTGCGAGCGTTGTCTTACCAACTCCGGACTCGCCATACACCAGCATGTTAAAGAATGGTGGATGTTCGGTCACTTTGTTAATTGGTAGACCTGCAATGGTAGCTAGCGACACGACATATCCTTAGTGTCAAAGATGTCCGAATTGCATGGTTTTGACATAATTTTTTGGCGATCTCTAAGTCTACCATTGCAGGTCTTGCCAGGGCAAGAGGCCAGCGCATATTTACGCCGCTGGATTGTCCCTGATGGGTCGCCATTCACGGGTAAAAGTTTCCGGATGAGCAAGAGTTTCATCTAACTGTTTCAAAAACTCATCCGTCGGAACGGGTTTAGTTTCTAATGTAATCTCGGTTTCATTGGATCCTGAATCGTATGACAGAAATTCAAAATCCCACCTACCAGGAAGAATTATTTTAGCTTTGCTCATCGTCCTCATCTTCTTCTTCGTCGTCTTCTTCTTCCCAATCTTCGTCGTCTTCTACTTCATCTTCGAGTTCGGCGGCATCTTCATCTGCGCTTGTAGCAACAGCATCTTTGTTGTCTGGCTCAGTCATTTTAGCTCCTCTATGTCGATGAGCACAATCGCACCATGTGCCACCTGGGCACTTTTGGTGTAGACCATTTTTACAATCACTACAGATCATGTATTAACCTGTACGTATGTCCATGCGGCTATACCGCAACAGATTAATACAGATAGTAGTGACAAGCCAATTATGATAACGTAATCCCATCTAGGCTTACCGGAAGACCAATCGGTGTTCGGTTGGTTTTGCGGATATGACATACTCTTCTTCCTCTTTATCAAGACGACGCAAATAGACTATTACCCTTGCTACACTCATAATAGTTAAATTTCGTCCTTTTAGAGGATATGTATTAATGACAGATTCAACTTTATATGGCATATGCGCACCACCTATATTTAGAATCACGTACTCATCTACTCGTGGCGGTGCGTCTAGTTTATACTCTGCTATCTTGCCAACTACTGATGGTAAATTGAATTCAACTATCATGTTTATCCTCTACTATATTTGTAATAATGAGCCATGTACCATCCATTTGACTATCTGTTCTCTTTACATGTACAGTAAGATCCTTGAATGGAAACCGATCGATCTCAAGATCGATCTTAGCTAGCATGTCTAAACTATCTGCTAAAGATCTAAGGTCTGTTGCCGTTAGATTCATGTTTCTTTCTCTCTTCTCGTTCTTCTATGATTTCATCTTTCAAACCATGCGAAGCCCAACCTATGCCGAACCATACAGCACTGAATACCATTAACCAAAATAGATTGAATTGAGCTATCATGGCTCCCCCAAATCAGTGCGTTGCGCAGCACGTTTGGCATAATTATCGTGCCATTCGCTCATCGTTGAATATTCTCCCAGTCTCCAGCGGACGGTGTCGTACCATCTGCGTAAACGTTTTGTATTACGCTCGGCAGCTAAGATGATTTCTTCTGTTACCAACTCATCAGTGTAACGATGAACACCATGAGGACATCCGCCGTCACACCAGACCATATGTAACGCATCTAACTCAAGATTTTTACGTCTTAGCGCCTCGTTGAAATTCGTCAACTCGTGAGCCTGCATTTTTACTTTCCAACGTAGTCGCTTAATTTCATCTTGCTGTTCCAGCATTTTTTGTGACATACGTAAATTCTGCTCGGCAAAATTCTCACGCCAATTCATATCTACTCCGTAGATGGTTGCTCGTCTTCCCAGTAATGATACTTTTTCTTTTCGAACATGGAAGAAAGAGTATATGTGTAGTCTTCGTTGGCGTTCTTACCAATGCAAGGCTGTTTGAATAGGCACCAGTTGCAACTAAACCTGCCCGGCTGTGGGTATACGCGAGGTGATCCGGTCATGTCCATGGCTTCCCATGAAATGTTATTTCCGGCACTAGCAATCTCATGAATATTACGGTGGATCTGATGGCGCTGGGTAAAGCGCGGTCCCTCGACTCGTAGCCACTCAAGGTAAGAATCGTAGAGTCCCATTTGCCAACCGTCCATGTCGGCATGTCTTACTGTCTCCATAAACAGCTTTTCGTTCGTGAGAAACTGCCTGTCTGTGGAGACTAGCCTTCCTTTGTATTTCTTCTCTAGCACTCTAGGAGATTGAGGATATGCTTTCTTGATTTCGACGTAAACAAATCCTGATACGTGAATTCCTAACTTTGCTAATGCCCAGCAGTATGATGTAATCTGGTCATCGAGTGTTAAAAACGATGCTTCTGCATCTTCGTCAAGCATTCTCGCTGTAGTTTTCCAGTCGAAAATCCAGTAACGCTCTAGATGATCCTGGGCTAGCATGTCAAGGCGACCGCCATAGGTTACTGGCAAGCCTCTCCACGGCTCGAAGATATCAACATCTGATTCTATCCGAAGCTTGATCTGCTTATTGTTTGCTGCATTTGTCCATCGTTTCCAACACTGATCGCACTTGCACCACAATTGTTCCATGGTGTCAGGATCAGTTAGTTCTACTTCGAAAGGAACCTCTACCCGAACAGGTGTGAATCCACGATCGTAGCCTGGTGCTACTTCATTACAGTAGTAGCGAATCATATTGAGACCGAGTTCGATCCGATCCTGATAATCTTTTAAGATTTCAACGTCGGGGTCAGGATCAATTTTTCGGTAACGCTTCATCTGTGATTCGCACTCACGACGAAATGCCACCAGCGCCAGGTCACGGCGCACGTAAGGTTCTGCCAGCCAGGTACGCGGCTCGTAGAAAAATTCCATGGCCTTGTGGAAAGCCACACCAAATTCGAGCGGTCCAGGAGTCACGATTGGGTAATACATATCACGATACACCCAATCCCAGCGCCTACGACAAGCACGAAATGCTTTACGTTCAGACGTGTGGAGTTGGTGCGTGAGTTTATTATCCATGTACCATTTTACGTCGTTCATGATCTAATCCAACTGACTACAAAATGCGAAGCGAGGTACGAACTTATGAATATGAGCATTATGATAATTGTGGGTGAAGTTTTTATTTTAGTCCATCCACGATCACATGAACAATCCTCTATATAGCATCTACCAGCTATGTGTGTTCTCTTATAGTCATGTTCACATACACATTCTCTCTTCATGTTTCACCCGTGAATCTTTGAATTTCCAGATAACCTTCGCAGTATTGTGGATCTCTATACCATGCAAATGAACATCCACAGCCAGTCTGATTAAGTAATGGATTCCAATTTGCGGCAACATGTTTTAGCCATCTTGGTTTTGCGTTGGCGTCGAAGAAATGAATCATGAAATCTATCCAGTTATCGTCTGTGATTATCATTGTGCTCCTTTCAACAATTTTGTTATGTCCTCCTCGCTTAATGTAAAGCAATTGCAAGGTGTTAATTCTTTGGTTTCATCAAAATCAATTTTCGCAAGATAGGTAGAAAATCTCATCATTAGATCACACAGTGACAGCATTGCTACTTCAATTTTTTCTGTATCTGTAAGACGTTGATCTTCATTCATCAAAGCCCATGACAGTGAGTCACGGACTTGCTCAATAATCATCGCTCCTAATGCTGGTGGAGGATGTTCATGTGCATCTTTAGATTCATGAAAATCTATCCAGTGCTGTCTCATTTTATCAATTTCGGCTTTGTTCATCCAGTCTCGCCTCCACTACGGGTTTGATTGTAAAGACGCTGCATAGATTCGTTTATTGCATCAGTTCTGTCTGGAATCTTAGGGAAGAACTTTTGTCTATCGGAATCAGGTTTGGCAACAGTACCATCCCTGTCTACCTGCACAATATATGTGGTATTGTACCACTTGCATCTAGGTGATCTACACCTTATGACGTGAAGCCTACTACCATGCGGGCCTGGACGCTGACTTTCATCAGCGCCAAGCACATCACATTTAGGGCAGCGTCGCGCTTCATCGAATGTCGAATCTGCCACTCTCCAGCAACTCCCCAACTTGCTCTTCCAACTTCTGAACCCTTAATCTGAGTTCAGCAATGTCTCTGGTGTAGAGTTCGTCTTTTCGTGGAACTATCTTCATACCAAGTTTGGTACTTGTTTCTTTGAATTCTAGTAGTTTTTCATCGGTGGGGTAGTAGTGTAGAATGTATACTGCATCCCCCAATCTTCCACCATGCTTTATGAGATCAACACATCGCATTGCTTTTAGTAGATTCATGGAGGTATTCTGTTGTGAAGTCGAAAATCCTAATTCTTTTGCTATCTTATAGATAAAATCTGTGTAGATTTTAACTTTACCTGTCTCAGAAGCAGGGTATCCGTATTGTACTAATTCTGATGCTTCTACTGTTCTTGATTTATCTCGTAGTTTCTCATACATCATCTGTGCGTATTTATATGTGGTTGGCATATTCATGCTGGCTTCTCCACAGGGCGCTGCATTTTTTCATCTGCCCTAAACGTCATAACCTGACGACGTTTGCCATCGACAAATAGGTTCCACGCTTTAATGTACATGGCCAAGTGTTCGTGAGATATGCGCCTCAGCTTCTCGCTGGAGTTTGATGATCTAATCATGTAATTTCTCAGTGCGAGTCTAGGATCATCGAATGCTAAATCTGCACCAGTGTACACTCCACGAACAAATTCCTCGTGTGGACCATCTGGATATGCATTTTTGCAAACGAAATATCCAGCCATGGCTGATGATTTAATCATGCCGACAGATGCAACTTGGTAACCAATTGTCATATACTTTTCTAGTTCGTGCTTCTCTACAATTTCTTTGATTTCTTCTGGTGTAATTGTAACGTACTTCCACACCTTTTGATCGAAATTAATGAAAAGATAAACTAGTCTAGCGGTTGCGGCTAGAACCGCACTATTTGCATAACCAGACATTGCTAGGATTTGGTCGGCCGTTCTGGCTCTCCCTCTATCCAAATACGGGAACACACCTGGATTTAGACCATGGGTGACCTGGAATTTTACTCGAAGTTTCGGGTTAGGGGGATAGTTTTTGTCTCCATCAATGGCTCCCTCAGTGCAAGCTTGCACTAATGCCATGAGTCGCTGTTGTCCATCAATAAGGTGCCCGTTTACATCAAACCCAATTCCCTGATGAGTATGCTGCCATCTATCTTTGAGCATTTCCAGGGCATAGCCATTGATTAATCTGGCACTAGTAGGACGATTAGTTCCGGTCTTGCCGGCTTCGAATGGAATGTTATTTTCGAGATACATTCTCGCCTTGGCAAGACCAATCTCTTCCGTTTGCGTTTTCAATTTCTACTCCGTTGCTGGGTATCTTTCCATTAGCCAGTATATTGTGGTACGTTTGATTCCAGTGAGTCTGGAGAGTGTAGTAACAGGCTGCGTTGATGACGCAACCTTCAATAGTTGGGCAACTGTCTCTTTAGCATCGTCCACTTCTTCTTCCGCAGTCCGCAGTCTAGTTACCGCCTCCAAAAGAGATAGGTTTACGTTCATGATAATCACTCGTAATTAAATGGAAAATTATAAGTCACCGGAAATGTCGTAGTGGCTGTTGCATTCGTCCACGTTATAGGACTATCTGAATACCAAGTTATATGTTCATTTGGTCTGTATACTAGACTACCTGTATTTGGTAGCGTAAGTTGTTGTTGCCTATAGAGTTTTCGGAATTGATCGGTAGTCATGTTTAGAACTGCTGCTACATTCTTCATAGCTTCATCAATTAGTGAAAGATCTACCTTTTC